ACTTGATGGGCGATCTAATATCTCATTCTCGTGATCCAAGAAACGATTTAAATCCTCCCAGTCTTGTATTGACATTTCATCTTTTTTCATTCTGACCTCCTAAAAGATAGTTAATAATAGTTCAATATAGTATTGATTACATATATGTCAACAACTATTGTAATTTTTTTTTGATTAATTATATTAGAAGAGAATAGAAAATTAACAGAACACTACCTATGTAAGATTTGTTGATAACTATTCTTGTAAAGATGAAATGAGGGTGGATTTTTCCACCCTTTTTAAATATCACTTAATGTACTTTTAGAAAAAACATGAGTCGGCTTTCTTCTGACTCGACCATAATCTTTTTCCTTCGCTGCCCTGGGATCATCCTCGAATAATTGTTCGGACTCATCTAGCTGGTTTGATTTCTCGTTGATTAATTTTTTTGTCAACGCAAGGAGTTCGTTATATCTTTTGCTGGTCTTGCTATATTTGCCCTTCTTAGACATTATCCGTTGCTGTGGTTGCTTCGTACTCGCCACTGGACATAACACCATCTATTGTACCAAGCCATTTACGACCACCCGATGCTGAGAATGAATATTTCCCGATTCGTGATTCCTGGATTAGTTCACGAACAATTCCATCAATACTTCGCTGCGTTAAGTTCTGCAACACCCTTGGTGCATCAGCATCTGAAGCCATACGTTGTTGTATTGCATCTGCTCCCGATTGTTGTGTCAACGCTCTGCCCTCCCTCTCACAGGTTGCTATCCAAGCGAACAAGGCATCTTTTTTGATCTCTCTGTTGGTGCCAGAATGTAATCGTCTAATCTCCTCTGTCTTGTCCTCTAATAATCCAGAGTAACTATTTCTGACAAAATGTCTAATATTTCTGTTAGCTGGTCCATTAGATTTTACGACTGCACCATCAAAACACCTGTTACGTTCATACTCCGTTCCGATGTCCATGCAACGTCTACGACCAGTAGCTTCATCAACTTGCCACAACGCAAACGCACAACGCACACCATCAACCAGTGCTGACGTTCCTCTGATAAGCAACCTTGCTTGCTCTGGAGTATTGACCACTGTATCATCTTTAATCTTTGTCATATGGTGACACATAACCACTGACGCACCAGTTTCTGTACCGATCTGTGCCAGTAAGCCAGTTAAGGCAGCTCCTGCCGCTGGATCAGCATTAACATCAGCGTGAACAAAAGAAGCCAGAGGATCAAAGATAATCAGCTTCAAGTTATTCATTTGCAATAATTGTTCGTAAAGTTTCTCAAATTCTTCGCTGGTACTGTAGCCATCTCTGGTATCCTGAAGTATTGGAAACACGCCCCCTACGTTAGGAAGTGATACGACTCGAAGCTCATGCCTGTACGAGAATCTTAAATTGTTCGGATCTAAACGCTCAATTCTTCTGTGCATTTCTGCCTCATCATCCTCTGCTGTAAATATAACCACATTGCCAAACTCCCCGATAGAGCTACCAAAACTCTCAGCTAACGGCTGACCCGATGCTACTTTCATAGCTAAATCCAGTGTCATCATTCCTTTACCAGCATCTCCCGCTGCAGAGAATATTATGGGTACGCCCAGTGGGAATGTACCATCAACCAGAAACTTTTGTTCGGGTGCATTGCCTTCAAATCTGCTGACCAGTAAACTATCATCCAGTAAATTTATGTTACGTCTGGTATGTTTAACTGTCGTATTTAAAAAATGTTGGACATCAAAGCTTTCCGATATGGCATCAACGGCATCCCAACCCTCTGGCTTACCTCTTGGTGGCGTTAATGTTGTGACCGATCTTGCTCCAGCATTCAATGCCAGTTCTTGCACCAGTTCAGCTACCTTACGCCCAGCATTGTCATTGTCACCCCATATAATAAGTTCTTTGTCCTGTAATGGTGAGAAGTCAAACCGACTGGCTGACTTACGAGAAAGCATACCCGCTCCTCCCATTGTACAAGTTGCAGTGTATCCAATCTCATTCAGTGCATCAGCACACTTCTCGCCTTCTACCCAAATAACTTTCTCTGACGCAACCACATTGGGCAGATTATACAAAGGTCTTACATCAGGTATCTTTGGATAAGACGCATCTGTGAACTGCCTGAACTCTTTTTTAGGCTTGCCATGACTGTCCATAACGGGATTGCCATTCTCATCTTTTATATTATACCTACGAACACGACATAAAAGCTCCCCATCAACTGACAGATATAAGTGCTCATGATCAAATGGCGTATTAATATCATATGTCTTTTTAAATGTTACGCTAAGTTCTTGTGGTATATCTGGCTGCGATGGTGACGATTCGTCCAGATAGTTTCCGAACAATTCTTTAATCTCAGGCAGCCTCATGTTTCTGCCTTCCATTAAAATCTTTACAATACCACCAACACCCTCGGCTCCATTAAAATCCGATCCCTTCATAAAGTATGGTGATCTTGGATTGATATCTATTTTTAAAGATTTGCCAGGTTCACCATTTAATGACCCGATGGTAAAAACATCTCCTCTAATTTCTCCATGTGGATAAGTGTCTCGAAGAGCGTTAATTTGTACACTGGCTGGGACTTTCTGACTAATCATATCGACTAATTCACTGGCTGACATATCCCTATTCTTATTGCCAAATTTTATAATGTTCATTATACTGACCTCACTTCATTGGCTGAAGTATATGAGGGCGAAACTACCTTCGTCCTCATATTTAATTACTCCAACAAGTATCTTGAAACTCACAATATTTGCAAGCAAAGTAATCACGAGACTGTGCGACTCGTGGTAATAACTCATTTGCTTTTGTTGCTTCAAGTATTGTTACTGCTTTGTCACTAATGTCCTGTGCTAAAGCTTTGTTAAAAGGTATAAATTCATAATAGATCTCACTTGTATTTTTATTTAATACAGTGAACAAACATGGATTATCTGTTAGCTCCATGTAAGCCTGATATAATGCGACTTGTGCTGCATATACAGGATTAGCTAAAGTTACACCTTTGATTTGAAACTCTCTAAACTTTTTATCGTTGGCTGACTTACACTCCCACAACATAGGATACTCTGCTTTCAAAGGTCCACCACATATAACACCATCAATATGACCTTTGACCTCACCTTCAGCTATGCTAAATCCAAATTGTTCGCCATTTTTATCCTGAACTCGTAAATCAAATCCAGCTTGTCTAAGCCAACCAGCTACACTTAGTTCTATCTCATGACCAAACTGAAATATTCGCAGTGTCTTTGCGTCAAAGTCCCGCTGATCATCAATAGGCTTGCCCATATACCGATATTGTATCTTCCTGGAACAGGAATCGCCCAAGCTGGAAGCACCAAGATAGGTTCTTTGCTTAACCTCTTTGTTCTTTTTGACAATAGCTTCGTCAATAATATTTGATATCTCCTGGTCTAACATACTAGAACGGGATCTCATCATCTGGGATGTCTGTGTTTGGATTAAGGTCGAGAATGCCATTGCTTTTACTTTCATTGACTGATTGAATAGCGTCAATTATGGCAATTGCATCGTCCTGTGTCAAATGATGTAATTGTTTATCCCAACCTATTTTAGCAAATTGTTCGGACAGTGCTTTTAGTGTATTGTGTCTGTCCCCGATACCATGTTCTTCCATTTCTTGTCTCCTTCTTCCATTACTATAAAATCAAAATAGTGACAAACTCCTAAAAATTCAGCCACTATCATGCCACCTAACAACTCATCATCTGTATCTTTTATGGCTTCTTCAATGTATGTGTCTATATGATCCAGCACATGGTCGTTATGTTTTTCTAAAAATATAGGTATAACGATTTTGCCCTCACGAATATAATGCACATTACTTTTAGACTTCATGTTGAGTTGATAATCCACGTTAATTCTTGCCACTTTTTCCCTCTGCCCATAGTGCTGCGTATCCTATTACATCTATCGGATTGTCCATGTTCTTTGGATTTTGAGAATCTCGAACAAGTTTTTGCACTATGCAAAGTTTATATATGTCATCATAAGTAAGTTCTGATTTAATTTTATGTCTCCACAAAACATTCATAATTTTAGCTATTGACTCATGTGTATCTTTAGCATCTCCATGTGTTCTTGCCCTTGCTCCGTTGATTAATTGTTCTGCTTTTTGTAAAGCTTCACTACGCTGCATTGTTATCTCCTTCGTAATAATCTAAAACTTTGCCATCTATTTCTTGTTTATTCCACAAATAATTTAACCAGCAAGCTGCTTTGTATTTACTAAAACTTAAATCTAATGGGCTGACAATTTTGTTCTCTCTAGCCAAAGCTTCTCTTTGTCTTTCTGTCATAGCTTGATTCAACCATCTCTTACCTTTTTTAGCTCCATCACTATCTTCTATCTCTCTCAAAAAATCATCAGCAGCAGCTAAAGCTTGTTCTTTAGTGCCTACACTAACAATTCTAAGTTTACCCTTTGTACGCTTGACTATCGCCACTGAGACATCATCTAAATGTGCGACTAAACCAAATCCGTTAAATCCACTTGCTGACATACATTTGCCATTATTAAACAAATCAATCCATCTAAACGGAGATCTATCGATCAAATCAATCTCTGTCATGTTAAATGTTTCAAGTAACTCTTTTGCTTGCATCTCGATTTCATGTCCACACATAGGACACACACGAACATTTAACGGGATGAGACATTTACAATTTGGACACATCTTCTCTGGTCCAGCTCCTGATTGTGATTTATCTTTACCATCAAGATCGACACCCTCGTCAAGCGATCCATGTGTCAACACACTTGTGCCAAAATCTAATACGATACAATCTTTTTTAATTATTCCAGGATGTTCCTCTGGATCTATTGTTCGTAGTCCACGACCAATCATCTGCACCATTGTTGATTTATATGAACATGGTCTTGTAAGCACAATACAACTGACAGGTGGTGCATCAAAACCCTCTGTCAATACTGCTACATTAACAACGACTTGAACATCTCCATGTTCTAAGTCATGAAGTATTTGTTTTCTCTCTA